CCCCAAGATTTGTCACTTAAATTATTTTCAAAGCCTACAACATTCGTACCTGCTTTTTTAATCTTGTTTTTAAATTGAGGATGTAAGGTCATTAGATGTTCTCTAGGTAAGACTTTTCTTATCATAATAAAAGATGCATCTCTAAATAAAACATCTCTTGATTTAGGATCTACGAAGACATCAAAAGGTTCTGGCTGTATGATTTTAACGTCACCCATTCCATGATCACTGTCTTGATCTACAGTAACTAATAAATACCCAACTCCCTTAGTTATAGAGTCATTTATACAATTAGCATATAAAGCAGTTCCGTCTGATAAATCCCAAACATAATCTGCTATATCTGAAAATACTGCAGCAACATCAGTATCACTACCTTCAACTCCAACAGCTTGCCATCTAGGCCTATTAGCTGTAGCATAAAAGTTTAACATTTCTACAACTGGTATAATTCTATTAATTGTAAATGTTGGCATTCCCTGTTCTTCTAACAGAGCACGTTCTTCAGCAGTAACTTGATTGTCATTTGCAAAATCAAATCCTTTCTGATTAATATATTCCCATTGAGTACGACTAGTACCATTGGATAATTCGTACATGCGTTTTATTCTAGAGGCTTTTTTATCTTCTTTTTTTGGCATTGTCTTCCCTTTTTATTTTATTTTCCACGCCTTCTTCTTATTCCTGGAACAAATCCAGAAGTTCTTGGCATACGAGATCTTAAAGGACTTGTTGCAGGTCCTCCTCTCATTCTACCTCTTCTAGGACCCATTGGTTTTGGTCCTTGAGGCCTTGGACGCATAGGAGCAAATCTTGAAGCTCCTGCTCGTTGGCTTGTGTATCCTTTAGGTTTTCCATAACCAGAATCACCTCTTACAGGCTGGCCTGTTGCTCTACCATATCTTCTAGCATCTCTTTTCCCTTTTTGTGTATACG